CAACCAACTGCTCCCGACATTTCCAATGGACGGAGGCAATATCCAGGAGTGATAAAGGTAAAGCTGTCCTTGAACGGATTTCCAGTATTCTTATAGAGCAGATCAGTTTTTAGATTCCTCGTCCATCCGTGCGCGCGCATGGATCGTACGATTTCGGCAATATAGTCGTTATTTGTGACGACCATTCCGCCTTCCATTGTTTGTAGATGATGGCTAAAGAAAAAGCTGAATGTGCCAACTTCACCGAACGTTCCTGCATACTTTCCTCTGTATGTTGCACCAAGACTTTCGCAGTTATCTTCCAACAACATAATATTATTTTCGCGGCAAATGTATTGCAATGTTTCCATATCGCATGGGTTTCCGAGGAGATTCACAGCCAGGATCGCTTCGGTCTTATCCGTAATATGTGCAATAATATCCCAAGGATCAATATTCAAAGATGCGTCAACATCGACGAATACCAATTTTAATCCAAGTTGATGAACAGGAAAATATGTTGTACTCCAGCTTACAGCAGGAACAATAATTTCAGCGTCTGGCGGAAACACTCCAAGATGAGCAAGAGAAGCGATCATCAGCAGATTCGCGCTGCTTCCACTGTTGACCATGATAGCATGCTTGACGCCGAACTTCTTGGCAAACTTTTCTTCGAACTCTTCGACCTTTGGACCCATCGTATAGCGACCAGATTCGATCACCTTATACAGTGCTTCTTTTTCTCTTTCGTCCCATGTATCACTTGCTAGTGGATACTTCATCGCTCTTCCTCCAAATCGTGTTCTACCATCTCTTGAATAAGATTTTCAAAATTCGTGGAAGGATACCACTTCAAAACGGCGGCTGCTCGAGAAGCATCACCAAGAAGATCATAGACTTCGTTTGGTCTATAATATTTTCTGCTGACTAAAACTCTTGTGACGCCGTTTTGGTCAACACCTTTTTCGTCTATGCCGCTTCCCCACCATTTGATGATCAATCCAATATTAGCAAATGCAAGTTCAATCATTTCGCGAACAGTGTGCTGTTTGCCTGTCGCAATAACATAATCGTCTGGTTTCTTATGCTGAAGGATAGAGTGCATAGCCTCTACGAAATCTCGCGCATGACCCCAGTCACGTTTTGCATCAAGATTACCAACTATGACATATTGTTGCTTGTTGTGATAAATCCGAGCAACACCCTTCGTGATTTTTCTTGTTACGAATGTTTCGCCGCGACGGGGCGATTCATGATTGAATAGGATCCCGCTGCAAGCAAACATTCCATAAGAATCACGATAGTTTCGCGTCATCCAATATGCGTACAACTTCGCGCACCCATATGGGCTGCAGGGTTCGAATGGCGTGTTTTCGTTCTGAGGAGCAGGAGCAGAACCGAACATTTCTGAGGTCGAGGCTTGATAAATTTTTGTTTCTTTTTCCCAGCCAAGAGTGCGAACAGATTCTAGAATATTCATAGCACCGATAGCATCAACCATCGCAGTATAACTCGGCGTTTCGAAACTCACCTTAACATGCGATTGAGCAGCCAAATTATAAATTTCATCTGGCGTGTTATGATGAATGATATTCAAAACAGACATACCATCAGACACGTCGCCATAATGTAAATGTAGCTTATCGAAAATATGATCGATGCGACCAGTGTTAAAAGAAGATGATCGCCGAATTATCCCGTGCACTTCATAGCCGAGAGTTAAAAGATATTCAGCAAGATATGATCCGTCTTGACCTGTGATGCCTGTTATCAATGCTCTCATGCTGCCACCCTCGAAAAGTTTTTATGCTTTTCAAATCGTATATGGTTCAAAAATTTATCTTGAAGGATATCGCCCTTATGCGAAATCACAAACACATTAGAATCATCGAGATTTTGGATAATCTTTAGGAACTCATCACAACCGTTTGTATCAAGAGAAGCATCAAAGACTTCATCGAGAATAAGTAGATTGCTGCTCGAACTATTTTTCATTTTAGCAATCATTCGCCAAGTGAATAAAAGAGCAAGATCGATACGCATCTTTTCACCTTCACTAAACGAGGCATAAGTGAAGTCGTCACGATGACGAGATAGAATTTTTTCATTGAAATTTTCGTCGAGTTCGAACTTCACAAAAAAATCCATAGCAGCAAGATACTTGTTGACAAGCTGGTTAATGATTGGCACATACTGTTTAATGATCTTAGCTTTGATCCCACTATCGCGAAGAATGAGATTCGCAATTTCTAAAACTTGACGCTGATCGAGAAGTTCTTTTTTGTTGTTGAGTTCAACATCTTTCTTCTCATTGAGTTCTGCCAACTTATTCATAGGCTGCGTAACAGATTCTTCTCTGAGTTTTTCGATCTGTTTCTGAATCAGTGAACGTTCGCGGTCATCTTCGCGAATTAAAGCATTTTTATTTTCTAAACTCTTTCTTCTTGCCTCAATCGTACCCTTTATTACAACAATTTCATTATGTCTCTCGTTGATCTTTTCGATTTCCTGAGAAACTTTGTCCAATGCGTCTTCAATCTCAGCAATAGTTTTATTTTTTTCTTCGATCTTTTCTGCCTTGATTGCCTGATCAATTTCTTGCGTACAGGTTGGGCAGTGATCATTGTTATTGTAAAAGTCAATAGTCTTCTGAGAGGCTTTCTTTTTTAGATCTAAGTCTTTTTCTATCTTGAGTGCGCGACTCGAACGATTGTGGATTTTCGTTTCATCGATAATCTGTTCAATCAGATCATTGATTGCATTTTGTTCCGATTCTGCAGCGGTCTTCAAATTAACTATATTTTTATCAATATCGCTTATGCGTTCCATACATGTTTCGATTTGCTCTGTCCGTTTCTGATTATCGAAAATGGACTGCTCTTTCTGCATAGTAATCATAGCTTCCAAAGACTGGATATCTTTTTCATTTAGTATGATATCCTGCTTATTCTTTGAAACTTTTTCTTTAAGCAAAAGCGCCATAGTCGAAAACACGCCAATGTCGAGCAAATCTTCAATGACTTCGCGCCGAACGTATGGAGTCAGTTGCATAAAAGGGACGAATGAAGATGAACCAAGAATAACAGTTTGTGTAAATGACTTCATATTCATGCGCAGAATATTTTTCTCAAAATCGTCCTGCTGTTCTCTCGCATCTGCCTTTTGATCGAGCTGTTCGCCGTTCTGATAGATTTCAAAAACAGCTGGCTTCACGCCACGAATAACTTTATATTCTTTTCCGTTAGTAGAAAATTCAATTTCGACAACGCAAGCGCCGTTGTTGATCGAATTAATTAGCTGTGGCTTTTTGATGTTACGGAATGGCTTGTTATACAGAGCAAAGCAAAGAGCATCAAGAATAGTTGACTTCCCTGCGCCGTTCTGACCAGTGATCAAAGTCGTTTGATGTTTGTCTAACTCGACTTCTGTCATAACATTGCCAGTGGAAAGAAAGTTCTTCCAACGGCAAGTCTTAAATCTAATCATCACTAGACTCCAACGTTAATGCTTCATTATACAATGAATTCATAATATTGTAAAGGGATTTCTTATTGACGCTGCTATCCATCTCTTCGATATATCGCGAAAGGATTGTCATCGTGTCTTCGGCTTCCGAAGCAAGATCTTCTTCACTTAGTTCTGTGATATTGTAGTGGTCGTCGACAATTGAAACATCAAGAGGAGCCGAAGAATATATCTTGTTCATGAACAAATCAAACCAATATGGATTGTTTTTATTCTTAACAATAACCTTTACATACGATCGATTGAGATGGCTTATATCTTTAGATAGGAAATCATCGAGCGTCTTACCTTCATCATCATACCAAACCTTATGAAATATATGATATGGATTTTCAATAAACTCAAGATCTCGCGTTTCTGTATCAAAAATGTAGAAGCCTTTTTCTTCACCATAGTCAGACCACGTGATCTCGTATGGCGTTCCGAAATAATAAATGCCGCCAGAGTGCGACTTACGATGGAAGTGCCCAGAACCGACCAGATCGAACTTGCTGAAGATATTAGTTTCTAGACCATGATCACAAGACATACCGCGATACATTTCGAAACCATTAATTTCAAGATGACCGAAAGCAATTTGCGCCTTTGTCTCATGAATCATTTTCATACTTGTAGAATGGTTTGATGCGTTGATCCAGGGAAGGAGCAACACAGGAAGCCCATCATATTCAGTTTCTGTCGGATCTGCAAAAAAACGAATGTTATGGTTTTCAGAAAAGAGTTCGGAAAGTGAGTTGATCTCATTGGTGTTTTTGTATGGAGTATCGTGGTTGCCTACAATGATATCCCACTCAAACCCTTCATTGAAGATCCTGTTACGGATATGATTGAGTGTAACATAGCTGACGAACTTCCGACGATCCATAAAATCGCCGACTTGAAGAATGCGCGTAACCCCACGCTTCTTCAGTTCTGGAAAAAAGATATTATCAAAAAATCTTTGGAAATAATCGAGGAACTCTTGATTATCATTACGAGCGCCCCAATGCAAGTCACCAATAATAGCAAGTTTCATATTTACTTTTCTCCGACTGCCACCTTTTTCTTCTTTCTTTTGCGGCGACGACTTTCTTCAAAATCATTCATGAAGTTTTCCATTTGCTCTTGAGACCACTCACCGTATTGAACATCGGCGTCGTAGCGAACATTAGTTCCCTTTTCGGATTCATGAAGTTCAGCAGTCTCATCCATAAGATTTGCTCGCTCAATAGCAGCATACTTTGTATAGAGATACTTCTTTTCTTTTTGAATACGACGAATGAACGCAAAGTAAATGATCTGAGTAAAATATGCAAATGGATTTTTAGATTTATTTGGATCGAAGTTGTCAATATACTGCAAACAGTTTTCGATCCCGTCACATACCATCTCTTCTCGAAAAGTGTAGTTAGAAAAATTCGGACGATACGCTAGATGGGTGGCGATCTTCATAATACAATCGCCAATATATGGAGTCACTCTTGGTCTTGGCTGGTTTTGCTTTTCTGCATTTTTTACTGTCTTCTTGTATTCGACCATATGCTTATATAATTCAGCATTGTTGACATAATGTGCTCGCTTTTTCTTTTCAGCCATAATAAACTCCTAATGAATTGTTCTGCCTTTACCAAGAATTGTATCTACAAGTTCTTCCATAGTTTGTTCGCTATCGTCTTGTATCGATCTTCCAATATCAGAATAGTCTTCTTCTTCAAACTCTCTTACTGTTTCTTTTCGAATATCCAAATAATAATCTTCAATATCTTTCGAAACATTCCCCATCGATATGACAGAGTGTTTTATGATCTTTAACGGCTGTTCCATAAAATCCTTCATTGGAATCCAACGAACAATGCTAGTCGAAAGAATATTAGAACGAGAATCGACACTCATTAGAAATTTATATGGAAAGTCAATCAAATAGTGGTGGTCAGTTTCTTCTATCAAGTTTGCCATGATATCTTCGCCATTTAGCAACTTAAAATATACCACGTTCATTTGAAGATCCTAACTTTATGTTATACAGTTTGTAAGGAAATCTTTCTGAGTTATACATCTTAACACGTTCTATAAGATGATTGAGTGTATAATTCTTTTTTGTCTTCGAAGAAAAGTCATCAGCGATATCGAACAGGGTACAGGAGTCTTTAGTATCACTGGTACGCAATCCTCGCCCGATAGACTGCAACGTTCGTATTCTACTTTTTGTCGGACTCGCAAAAATTACATTATGAAGGTTCCTAATATTTATACCCGTCGAAAATGTGCCATATGAGGCAACAATAATACTGTTATTTGATTTTTCTACAATCTGCCGAACTCGCTCGCGTTCTTGCGCCTCGACACCACCAGAAACGAAAAATACATTTTCATGAGGTGCTTCAGTTTTGATCATGTCGAAAAGATTTTTACCATGCTTTTCAACTAAAGCATACAATAATAGCGTATTTCCATTCAAAGATAAAGTGAGATTTCGTATAAACTTATTTCTAGCTTCACTTAATACTATCGCTTCAAGTTCATTTTGATAGTTGCCTTCAAGAACAGATTTACGATCTTCTTTAGGATGACTCAAAACAAGAATTTTGATATTGAGGCTTGCAAGATTTTTATCTGCGATGAGCCTACTAGTGTCAACAATCTTTTCAATTTTACCAAACAAACCTTCAAGAACGAGTTCGTGAACTTCTGCGCCGTCAAGTGTTCCTGTCATACCAAAACGATATTTTGTATTGATCATTTTTGTCATGATAGAAGTGAGACTCTTAGCTTTGAACAAGTGCGCTTCGTCTCCGATTATCACATCATACTTTTCGAAAAACTTTCTATCCTGTTCATACACAGACTGCCAAGTCGAAACTGTAATATCAGTCGAAGAAGTTTTCTCAACGCCAGCCATAATACCATGGATTTCTTTTGTGTATCCATAGTCTTGAAAATCTTTTGCCATTTGCATAACAAGTGAAACAGTAGGAACAACAATAAGCGTCTTTAGATTATACCAACGAGCGATCAAATAAGCGATCAATGATTTACCGCTACCAGTCGGAGAAATAAGAACGCCACGTCGATTCCGTACTGCGAAACAAAATGCGCGGATCTGATAATCGCGAGGTTCTACGGGGAGATTGAGTGAATCAATAAACTTCTTAGCTTCAGCGATTGATATTTCGTCGGTCTGTTCAAGCTGTTCGTCGATATTGATATCATAACCATTATTTGTAGCAAACTGCCGCATCTTGTCATAAAGACCAGCATAGATCCTGCTCTTGCGCGAATCATACAAACGAATCTTGCCGTCCCAATACCTTTTACGGTATGACGGCATAAATTTTGCTCCAGGAACTTCGAACGTGAGCATATCACTTATTTCTTGGCACTGTCCTGGTTCACATTGTACATGTGCCCATACTTCATCAATCTTTGTTACTGTAAGCATCCTACCCCATTGTTAAGCGGTGCCAATCGATAGCATTCTTAAGTTGAAACCCTCTACCATTGATTGATTTGATAATTTCTTTGAGAACGTCAATCTTTTCTTCCTGTGCTGAAATCTTTGCATTGATACGAATCAACAGATCATCAGTCTCGAAATAATCGTTGAGCTCATTTTTCATGATTCGTTTCTGAAATTGATCGCGACCAAGTTGTTCTAGATCTTTTTCTTCGGCTTCTCCCAAATAATATGAGCGAAGAATTCTTTTGAGGATGGCGCGATCGCGATAGTGTGTCCGAAGAATTTTATTTTCGTCGACCATAAACCCGACATATTTTGAATGAAGGGATGCGATGCGTATGTTCTCGCGATCGAGATTGAGGTCATCAATCTTGCAATCGTCTTTCCAGCTTTGTACAATTTCGTCTATTGAGATCATCTATACACTATAATATAAAATTCATCACAAGTAAAGGGATTATACAGGAGATATTGAATATTTTCTGTATCTAAACGTCACTGTCGCTTCGAGATAATCGACGTCAGCTTGCGTTACATCGAATGTCAATTCGGTGAGAGAAGTCGGGAATACGTCCTGAAACATAATATTCATATTCGCGTTCTTATGGCTAGTTAGAACTGTAAGAGTTGCGTCGGACATAAAATTGGCGATTTGAGAAGAACCACCCTGTCTTCCTGTTATAAATGGACTTGGATTAGTTTCAGCAAAAGCCTTAGCTTGCTCTAGAGTATCCGGATGTCCAATACCAACAAACCAATTTTGAATTTCAATGTAGTTCTTAAGATCTTCATCTACTCTAAAACGTAGAATAAAGGGATCATAAGTAATTCTATCCCCAGGTCTAGGAAGCAAACCAAAGGGAGTAGTTGTTTCAATAGGATTAAGTGAAATAGCAGGAAGTGTAGCCGATTGGGTAAAGTAATTCACATTGGGAAGTCGTTTAATCTGAAAACGAAACCCAAGAGGCGAAAGATAATTTAAGTTCGATGGTTGTTCTTGAGTACTCATATCACCAATCTCTTATTGAATATATCCTATTTATAATGTATATTGACCCTTCGGAACATTCCTCATTATAACGTAAAAATCAGAAAAGTAAATGGAATTTACAGCTTAGTGTAGAAATGATTCCCGAATCTTTTGTTGAATATGTCGGATTTGACTAGCGTGAATCCCTGATCGATAATGAACTTGTTTTGCTCCTC